AATCCAAGTCTCACTATAAAGAAAGAGTTTGCATCTTTTCTAGTAACACTACAAGTTGCTGTTCCTCTTGTAGTTGAGGCGTTTAGAGTTATACTGGTTTGAGATGTAACATTTGTCATTGTTTGACCAGAAGCGGGCGTATTATATACAAACTGAAGAACATGGTTTGGTATCACCACACTTGAAGCTGATGTCGCACCTTGAATATTATCTACTGTTAATGTTGAACCCATTCTCTATCCCCTATACAATCGTTAAGTTACCGTTAACAGTCAAGTTAACAGTTCCAGATGTGGATACAGTCAAAGGCCCAGCAGCAGATGCATTATCACCAGATGCGATAGTCACACTAGTGTTTAGAGTTGATTCGTTTACACGAAAGATGTCACCCTTTTTAGATGTCTCTGAAGTTGAACCATTCTCACCTTGATAAAATCCCTCACCAGCAGAAAGACCAGTGGTCTTTGCTTGAGTAACAGCGCCGCCTGCTATATCGGCAGTTGCGATTGTACCGTCTGCGATTGAACGTGAAACTACTTGTCTAATTGCCATTTCTTTAATCCTTTATAGTATTTATGCATCATCTTTGTCTGTACCTGTCGTTTCATCGTAATTCTTTGCGTCTTCAAAGAATGATGTTGTTTCGTTAAATCCAAAATCATCATCTGCATCGGCAGAGGCAGGATTAGGTGCGACAGAATATCTTTGTTCTCTCTTAGGTGCATTAACTTTTGAGTCTGTATATTGGTCAACCTGTACAGTCTTAATAACCTTCTGGTCAGTGACAGGGCCGTACAGATAAAATTTAGCAGTGAAATCTAATGTATAGATGATTGCTCGTCTTGTAATCAAATCTGCTTCATAATTATCTTCATAACCAACATTTGTTAATACAATAGGAACATCTCTAGTTGTACCCATTGCAGTGTTATCATTTAGTGTTACCGTATAATCTGGTTGAAAGAATGGAAGAATTTGTTCTACAATTTGCAATGCATCGTCAGAGTTCTTTGCCATAACAGCCATTTGAAAGTCCATGTTATATGGAACAGGCATAAACTGTTGACTCATTGTCTTACCTTGTGCAGACGAATTTACCTTCTTTAATTTTTGAATAGAATTTAGTTTACGAGTAGAATCATAAGAAATAGTTTGAATCTCAAAACCAAGGCGAGGCAAAGTAACCGCAACTTTCTTTGTTATGTTGGGGTCTTCTTGAAGTCTTGCTAACCATTTTTGTTTTGGCCCATATGCAAGAGGAACTTTCATTGTTTGTATTACTTCACCAGCATTGTTCGTGCGAACAAGGTTGATATCATTAAACATCGTTCCAAATGCAACAACGACTTTTCGCATTGTTTCATGGTAAAATTGTTGTCCTAACATATTATCCTACTCTTCCTATATCACCAAACGGATTAGACTCTGTAAAGTCAAGAACGGAATCATCCGCTGTATCAAAGAAATCATTCATTGCGTTCTCATCAATAGTGTCCACTTTATAAGTTTCTAATACTATATAGTGTCCTGTTTCAGACAGGATTGCACCAGTACCATCTTCCATAGACAACTGGTATAGTCCAGCGTCCAGTGAATTATCTGTTTCGATTGCATCAATTTCTGCAATCCCTGTATCAATATCCTCTGAACTATATTCAAAGGTCTTGACTTTTAGTTTGTATGCTGGTATATTGTGTACTTGATAGAATGGGTCATCGTGGTCAACGAATGATATTTCAAACATCTTATTTACTTTAGGGAAGTAAACAAGGTCACCCTCATTCGGTCTAGTCTTTACTATCAAGTTTGAATCGCCAGATACTAACTGTTCAAATCTTCTTTTTGCAACAACAAATGTAGCATCATCTTGCATTTGTAAACCAAACTTGGACATGATTTCTTTTTCACCCTCATATCCTTCTACGTTTTCAAAGTACATTTCGATTTGGTATGCGTCACCAAATTTAGACAATACGTCTTCACCCAAGAGATTGTCCTCTTTGATAAGAGTCCTTGGAATGTAGTATACGTCTTGACCATAAATCTTCAACTGCTCTATCATCAAATCTTCATAGAGATGTTGTTCTGGTTTCGTACCTGTGTCAAAATACACGTTTGTTGGCATCAAATTATCCTATCATATAGTTTGGTGGTAACTCATATGCGAGCTGTATTTGTTCTTCTAATTTTTCTATATCAGCGTTTGCTTCCTCAAAAAGTTTTGCACCATTTAATGTCACACCACCTAACATCTGTACACCTTCAAACTTAGAAAGGTTTGCACCCCATTGTCTTTTAATCAGTGCGGTTGTATATCTTTTTAAATAGATGTCATTGAAAACATCTGTGTATGTAGTAGGGTCTAACTTTCTGTAACATTCAATGATGATAAACTCACCAGCAGTTACGTCATTACCCCAATCCATTTCAATGTATAGTCTATTCATATGTTGATTAAAACGAATTGGTTTTTCACCAACAAGAATATGGTCAAGGAAATCTAAGTGTTGCATAGTCATTTGATAATGCAATATAGAAGTACTTGAGAAATCGTATAGGTCATTTAATCTTAACTGATAACGAACATCAAATAGATTTAGATTCGCTTTGTCAGTGAAGTCAAATATCTTGACAACAGACAAGACACTATCTGGTACAGGGATAAATCCCTTACCTTCCAACCAGTTTGCAGTGATTGAATTGTCTGCTTTATCTGTTGCAGTCGTAGTTGTATTAGTCGCAGCTCTGTCGATTTCTGCCTGTGTAATCTGATGTTTCAAGTACATTCTTTCAACACCATCGTAATGATATTGTGCGAAGTATTGTAATGCCTCGTCAATTCTATCATCAACTTGGTCATCGTCAACATTGATTTCAATCACAGGCTTACCAAGAGTTCTAAGACAATACTCTTTTAAGTTTGCTCTTGAATTTGGATTTGCCATTTATCTTTTCCCTTTATTATCTATTTATGTCACCCAAGTGCGACACCCATAGCAATTGCGAATCCTTGTGATGCACCAGCAGCAGTCTGAATACTTCCATCTCCAAATTCAATACCATTTGTTCCCACAACAACTTTACCAGAACCATTCGGTATTATATTAATGTCTCTGTTAGATGCAGATACAATACTATGAGTTACTACATCTAGATTGCCTCCAAGTTGTGGAGAACTATCATCAGATACATTCTGAATACCAGCACCAGCAAGTGAACTAACAGATGCAAATCCAAGGTTTCCAGAACCATCTGTTTTCAGAACTTGTCCAGCATTACCATCTGCTACAGGATGTGACAATCCATCAAGAATTACTTTACCAGAACCATTTGGTGTAATTGCAATATTACCATTTGATGCAGATATAATTGAGTTACCATTAACATCCAAATCGCCTCCAAGTTGAGGCGAAGAATCATCAGCAAGACTTGCAATACCAGTTGCAGCAACAACAAGGTCTATCGTTCCATCACTATCTTGATATGTTGCAGTAATATTTGTTTCGGTATTACTACTAAACATTGCACCGACTGTATCTTGAATAACTTCAGATAAGTCAATATCAGCAGAACCGTTAAATGCAACACCATGAATGTTTCTTGAAGTTGCAAGTGTTGTAGCAGTAGCTGCATTACCAGAAGTGTCTTGATTACCAGATGCATTTACGCCAGGCAAGTTTATATCAGCAGTACCATCAAATGATACTCCACCAATATTTCTTGCATTTGCGAGTGCAGTTGCAGTGTCAGCAACGATTGTTAGATTATTAACAAATGTTGCATTTACTCTACTATCAATCGCAGAGTTTACTCTTGCAGTTGTATGATAAAGATTAGATGAACCTTCTGAAAGGTCATCCGTATCAAAATTTGTAAGGTTTCTTGTGTTTGTAAATGCAGCCCAACCCATGTTTCCATGTGCAGAACATTGATAGTGTAAGACAGAAGGTGTCGTATCTGAGACAATAATTTGTGTATAAGCACCAGCATTGCCAGGCGTTCCACTTGTCGTTACGCCTGTTGTAAATGCAGTTGCTTTAGCGGCATCTAGATAGAACAATAAAGGGTGTCCAGAATTGGAAGAGTCACTCTGGTCAAACTTGTATGTGTTCTTTGGAATTAAATGAAGATACGGTGAAAATACACCATTGATTTTATACTTGTTACTAGAACCTGTACCGTGATAAGGATGGTCTGAAGTGGAAGATGCAACAGTTACATAAAGAACTTTTGTTGCAGAATCAAAATCGGTTGCATACTCGTTTGCGACAGTAACAATCTCGTTACTACCGTCACGCATATACAACTTTTTGTCATATGTGTTGACCGCAAATTCACCTTCTGCCAAATCCGAAGTAGTTGGAATGTTGGAGTGTGTGTGCGACCTTTTAAGTTTAATATCCACAGCCATTAGGCAAAACCCCTATATGACTATTTAGAACGTACCACCGTCAATACTTGTAGCAAAAGAAAGGGTATCGGAACTTGCCGTATAGGCCAAGAACCCATCGTTAGAACCACCACCATCAAGTGCAGACAAAGTATTAGCGGAGTTGGCAACAAGTACAGAACCTTTTGCGATTGAACTTAAACCAGTACCACCAGAACCTACTGCAATTGCAGTACCATTCCAAACACCAGTTGCGATTGTACCCAATGTAGTAATAGAAGTTTGACCAACATAACCACTTGCGATAGTGATTGCATTTGATGAAACTGTAATCTTATCTGCTGTTCCTACAACATCAATTGTATTACCAGTTTTTGTTAAACCATTACCAGCAGCGATTTGTCCAGCACCAGAGAATTGTTCAAATGCGATTGCAGTTGAACCAAGTGTGATTGCACCATTTGTACTTAGAACATATCCGTTGTCTGCGTTTGCAGTACCTTCTTCAGTAAATGTAAATGCACCAGCAGTCAATTCAGAAGCAGCATCTGCATCTGG